GAACCGCCCGCCCGGAAACCCGGCCTGCAGCCGTTCGGGCCGCCCTCGCCGGGGGGTGTGCTGTGACCCGGGCGGGGATCGCGGAGGAACGCCGCGTCGACGACGCGCTGGCGGTGATCGACGGGCTGCTGGACCTCCTCGAGCACGTCGCGGAGGTCGCGTGGTGGCCTGCCGGCGGGGACCCCGCACGGCCGAGGGTGTCGGCCTCGACGGGCCCCGGACGGCCCGAGGCGGGCGACCCGGTCCTCGCGGTCGCCTACCGCAGGTGCACGCAGCATCTCGCGATGGCGCACCTCGCGGTCGCCCGTCACGGCCCTGCTGCGTGGCGTCCGCATCACGTCCTCGCGGACGGGTTCGGCCGCTGGCTGGACCCCGAGCTGGTTCGCCACGCCGACGCCGCCGAACTGCGGTTCGCGGTGTACCTGCTCGCCGCGAAGCTCGTCGCGGCGGTGGGGGCGGGGGACAGCGGTTCGGCTGCGGAGGCGGCTGCGGAGGTGCTGGATGCGTGGGAGTGTTTCCCTGCGGATGTGCGCCGCCCGCCGGCAGGGTACGTGCTGCGGGAATGCTCCGATCCGGGGTGCCCGAGGACCGATCTGCGGGCCCGCGGTTTCTGCCACGCGCACTACGAGAAAGCCCGGAAAGCGTTTGTCAAGGCCATTTAACCAGCGGATTTGCGCGATTTGCTTTTCCGATTACACACTACCTAGGGTTCCGAGAAGTGTGCGTAGCGTGCCGACAGCAGCGAAGAAGCCGTGTGGGCAGCCGGGGTGTCCCGCGCTGGTGACGTCGGGGTTGTGCGAAACCCACCGCGCGAGGAACGCCAGACCGGGCCCGAGGAAGCGTGGATACGGCGCATCGTGGGAATCCCGCATCCGGCCGTCGTTCCTCGCGAGGCACCCGTGGTGCGTGGACTGCGGTGGCCGAGCGACGACACCCGACCACGACCCGCACACCCGCCGTGAGCTTGTCGCCGCCGGGGTTGCGGACCCCGACGACGAACGCTGGCTGAAACCGCGTTGCCAGTCCTGCCACTCGAAACGCACCGCCCGCGACACCCCCGGCTGGGGGCGACCCGCATAGCCCGAAAGGAACACGCCATGTCGGAGCAGCAGATCCCCGAGAACGAAACCGAGGAGCAGCGTCAGCAGCGCGAGCAGCAGGAACAGGAACAGCAGCAGCAGGAGCAGGAACAGCAGGAGCAGGGCGGCTCCAGCGAGGAGATCCCCGAGGACGAACTCGGCACCTCCTCCGGTGGCCCCGAGTCGGTCGAGGGCGCCACCCCCCGCCAGCGGGGACCCCGGGGATAGCCGCCGAACCACGCGACGACGACGAGGCGGTCGCTCGCCTGCAGGGGCTGCTGCACAGCGGTTTGCAGCAACTTCTGACAGGCGAGCACCAGCCGGACGAGGCGTTGCGGCAGGGGCTGCTGAACGGCTGGGTGATCGTGTCGGAATGGGTCGGCCGGGACGGCGACCGCTACATCGATCTGTTGACCTCCCACGACGCCAGGACGTGGGAGACGTTGGGGTGGCTGGCCTACGGCACCGAACACGCCAGAGCGCAGATCCAGCTGTGCTACGTGGACGAGGACGGTGAATGAAAGATGCCGGGCAAGCAGGTGAAAAACTGGAAGGTGTACCACGGCGTTCGGAAGTCCGGCGCGTCGAAGGAAACCGCCGCGCGGGTCGCGAACAGCCGGGGGTCCCGCAAGAAAAGCAAGAGCAAGAAGTAACGCGATGGCCGTGTTGCATCTGTACACCTCGACGTACTGCATCCACGACCGCCACGACGACTGCCGCCTCAACTGCAAAACGTGCTTCACGGCCTGTCTTTGCTTCTGCCACCCCAGGCCGCTTCCCGGCAGGACACTGGCCGAGGTGCTCGCCGGAGAAGAGGACGTCAGTGGCCCCGGACGTCACCCCAAGCCTGCAGATGCAACCGGCCCGACAGGTTCCACCCCGCCGCGACGACCCCGTCCGCGACAGCCGCCAGCACCCCCGTGACCGCCTCGACGGTCCGGCCTTCGGGCATCACCCACACCGGCACCCCGCCCCGTTCGACCTCCGCGACGATGCCGGCGACCTCGTCCAGATCCGCAGCGGTCTGCACGACGAACTTGAACGCCACATCCGCCGCCCCTTCCGCGTGCAACTCCGCGAACCGGTTCAGGACGTCGGGCACGACGCGGACCTCGCGGGGACCGGCGCGGGAATGGTCGAGCTTGGGGGACACCACGAACCGGTTCACCTGCTCCACCAGCCGGAGGTCCGGGGGGCGGGTGCCGTTCGTTTCCACCTCGACGCGGACCGGCCGGTGCTTCGCTCTGGACCGCAGCCGGTACCGCAGCAGCGTCGCGGTCAACGGCTGCTGCTGCAGCAGCGGCTCCCCGCCCGACACCACCAGCAACGGCACGTCCAACGTCACCAGCCATCCCGCGATCTCACCCGGCTCCGAGAAGTACGTCTCGGCTTTCGGGTCGAACGGGCGGCCGCGCTCCCGCGCGACGTCCGACACCCCCGTCCAGTCCCAGGTGTAGGCCGTGTCACACCAACGGCACGTCAGGTTGCACCCCCCCAGCCGCAGGAACCCGCACCGCTGACCGGCGGCGGGCCCCTCACCCTGGACGGTGGGGCCGAACACCTCCGACACCCGAAGTTTGCTCACAGCCGGTAGCACGCCCACGTATTCGGCGTCTCCGACACCCGCACCTCCACCAGCTCCGGTATCGGCACGCACCAGCGGGCGAACATCCACCGCGCGATCCGCTCCGCAGAGGGCTGCCCGAGGACTTCCAACCCCAGCGGCGGGGCGGGAGGCCGGTGCAACCCCGCCACAAGGTCGGTGTTGAGGTCGCGGTGGTCCAAGTAGGCGGCGATCCACGCCCGTACCGGGTCGAGGTCGCCGTAGTCGCGGACGAACCCCGTGGTCGGATCGGGTTCGTCGGCCTGGAGGACGAACTCCGCGCGGTAGGTGTGCCCGTGGACCCTGCCGCACTTGTGGCCCGCCGGCAGACCGTCGAGACGGTGCGCCGCATCGAACGCAAATTGTTTGCTGATCGCGTACACCTGCACCCCCGGATGTCCGATAGGACCCGGATGGTAGGGGTGGCCGCGTCGACCGAGAAGGAGGTTGACATGGGTAAACGAGGACCCGCCCCGACACCCACCAACCTGAAGTTGCTGCACGGCGAGACACGCCCCTCGAGGGTGAACCTCAACGAGCCGGTGCCGTCGTACCGGCCGGTTCAGCCGCCCGACGACCTCCCTCCCGCGTCGCGGGAGATCTGGGAGAAACTCGCGCCCGACCTCGAACGCAAAGGGGTGCTGACGCACTGGGATGTGCTGGCGTTCGAGGTGCTGTGCGACGCGGCGGCGCACTACCGTGAGGCCCGCCGCACCGTCACCGAGCGTGGGGTGCTGTGCACCGGCCGGAAAGACGCGACGGTCAAGAATCCCGCGATGCAGATGCTGCGGGAAACGTCCCACATGATCTTGGCGGCGGGGGGGCGGTTCGGGTTGACGCCTGCGGACCGGGCGAGCCTGATGTCGGGCGGGAACGAAACCGCCGACGACCGCGAAGCCCTCCTCAGCTAGAAACCCAAACTTTGTTGTAAAGCCGCGAGCGGGTTCCGCCGATACCTCTGTTGTCCCGCAAGGAACGGGACGGGAAGCACCGGGCAGACGGTTCCGCTACCGACGACCCAACTACTCCCTGCACCCGACCCGAGGGTGCGCGGAACCCCCGGCACCCCGACCCGAACCGCTTTTCATCGCCGCCGCGCCGATCCCCCGGCCTCCACGCCTTCCGGGTCGGCGCGCGGCCCGACCCCCCGACCCGTGAGGGGTTGCGATGACCGACGGGACAACCCGCCGCTGCGACCGCTGCAACCAGTCCGGCCCGCACCTGTGCCACCCCAGAGCCGACCGCGCCGTCCGCGTCTTTCAAGAGCTGCTCTGCCACACCAAAGGCCGCTGGGCCCGCAAACCGTTTCTCCTCGCCCCCTGGCAACGCGGCATCGTGGTTCCCCTGTTCGGTGAGGTCCATTGGGATCTCGAGGCCGAACGGTGGATCCGCCGCTACCGGTTGTGCTGGATAGAAGTAGCCAGGAAAAATGGTAAGTCAGAATTGCTAGCGGCCATAGCTATCATATTGGTCGTAGCGGATGACGAAGAGTCAGCGGAGGTGTTTGGGGCCGCCTGCGACCGTGACCAGGCCCGCAAAGTGTTCGATGTCGCGGAGAGAATGGTGTTGTTGAGCCCAGTGCTCAACCGCCGTCTGACCATCAAATCGGCGGCGAAAAGAATAATCGACGAGCGTACAGCTAGTTACTACGAGATAATCCCGGCAGACGCCGGAGGTGCGCTGGGTCACAACCCCAGCGGTGTCATCTTCGACGAGGTGCTCACCCAGAAAGACGGTTCGCTGTGGGATGCGCTGCGGACGGGGATGGGAACCCGCGACCAACCGTTGATGGTCGCCGCGACCACCGCCGGCAGCAGCAGCGACAGCTTCGCGGCGAACCAGCACGCCGAGATGGTGAAAGTCGCGGAGGACCCCGCCCGGGCGCCGCACATCCTCACCTACATCCGCAACACCCACCCCGACGCAGACCCCTGGGACGAAACCAACTGGGGGCACGCCAACCCCGCGCTCGGTGACTTCCTGCGGATCCAAGACCTCCGCAACGAAGCCCTCGAAGCAAGAAACGACCCCTCCAGAGAAAACAGTTTCCGACAGTTCAGGTTGAACCAGTGGGTGCAGGCCACCACACGGTTCATGCCGCTGGACATGTGGGACCGCTGCGCGGGGGAGATCGCCCCGACCCCCGACTGGCCGGTCGCCAAGCTCGAAGGGAAACGCTGCGTCGGGGGGCTCGACCTCTCCGCGACGACCGACATGACAGCGGTGTGCTGGCTGTTCCCCGACGAGACGCCGTGGGTCGCGCTGTGGCGCTGCTGGCTGCCCGAAGCGCAGATCCCTTTGCTCGACGCCTATCTGGGCGGGAAAGCCGCTCAGTGGGCCCGTGAGGGCTGGATAACGGTGACCGAGGGCAACGTGGTCGATTACGACGCGGTCTACGACGGGATCACGCAGGACGCGGGCCGGTTCAAGGTCACCGACGTCGGCCACGACCGGTGGATGGCAGAACCCGTCCGACAAGTTTTGGAACGGCGCAACCTCAACCTCTACCCGGTGGGGCAGGGGTACGCCGGGATGTCCACCCCGATGAAGGAAATGATGCGGCGGGTCAGAACCAAAGAATTGATCCATTACGGCAACCCCGTCGCCCGCTGGAACGCCTCGAGCCTCGAGGCACGCCAGGACGAGGCCGAAAACCTCAAACCCGTGAAGCCGCAACGGGAACGGTCCGGCGCCCGCATCGACCTCATCGTCGCGTTGCTGATGGCGATCGACGGTGCCGTCCGAAGAGCCGAACCCGAATACGCCACCTACTTCGCGTGACCAAAGGGAGAGGAGCCGACAGCCGATGCCGCCGCCGCTGGAATGGCTCGCGCGTCTCCTCCCCCGCCTGAAAATCCAAGCCGCGCACGCCCGCCTCTACGACGGCTACTACTCCGGCGACCGGGAACTCCGCATCGTCGTCCGCGAATACCGCGACGTCTTCGGCGCCCACGCCGACTTCACCCCACCCAAAACCAACGTCTCCGCAGTCGGCGTCAACGCCGTCGCCGAACGCCTCGTCGTCGACGGGTTCCGCGTCGGAGAAGACGACGACTCGGCAGGCTCCCAAGCCGCGTGGGACATCTGGCTCCGCAACGAACTCGACGTCATGAGCGCCGTCGGCCACACCGAATCGCTCGCCAAAGGAACCGCGTTCCTGCTCGTCTGGCCCGACGTCGACGGGCAGGCGCTGATCTCGGTCGAGGACCCCGAGCAGATGGTCGTCGCCCGGTCCGGGGAACCCCCCTACAACGTCGAAGCCGCCGTCAAACTGTGGATCGACGAATGGACCGGCCAACCCCACGCCAACGTCTACCTCACCGAAGGCATCTACAAATACGTCTACACCCGCTCCGCGGCCGGGAGCACCGCCTACGACCTCATCCCCGACCCCCTCCCCATCACCGGGATCCCCACCCCCGCGCAGGTGATCGCCCAACGGATGCAGGGCTGGCAGGAGTACGACTTCGTGGCCGCGCCGCCCGCGTTCGCCGGCAAGGTCCCCGTCGTCGAACTCGCCAACCGCGCACGGCTCATCCGCGCTCCCGAGTCCGACCTGAAACCCGTCGCGCCGCTCGCCGACACCCATTCCAAGATCCTCGCCGACCTCGTCATCGCCGCCTCATTCGGCGCCGTGCCGATCAGGACCGCGACGGGGATCCAGCTGCCCCGCGACCCCGACACAGGCGAACCGGTGTCGCCGTTCGACGTGCGAGCGGACAGAGCGATGGTCAGCGAAAACCCGGCCGCCAAGTTCGGGACCTTGCCCGCCGCCGACCTCGCAGGCTACGTCTCCGCGCTCGACGTGGTCCTCCGCGACATCCGCATCATCACCCGCGTCCCCCAGCACTACTACGGCGGCGGCGCCGGATCCGGCACCTCCGGTGAGACGCTGAAAGCCGCAGAGGCGTCGCTGGTCAGACGGATCGACGGGGCGCTCCCAAGATTCGGGCTCGGCTGGCGGCAGGCCATCGGCCTCGCCCTCGCGATCGAACAGCCCGCCCTCACCGACGCGCCGATGACCGTCCGCTGGGCCGACACCCAAACTCGCGTCGAAGCGCAACAGGTCGACGCCGCGCAGAAGCTCGAAGCGATGGGCGTCCCCCTCGAAATCGTCCTCATCGAGCACTTGAAGATGGACCCCGCGACCGTCCGCAGAGCGATGGCGATGCGCGAGGAAACCCCACCCCCCACCCCGGTCGTGGCCCCCGCAACGGCGGTCCCGGCCCCCGACATCGACGTCGAAGTCGAGACGGAAACCCCCGTCTGACCGGCGTCGGTGAACCTGCCGCAACGGCAGGGCAACACCTGGAGGCGCAATGCCCGACGAACCACAGGCGCCCGCAACGGACGCCGAACCCAACGCCCAAACCGAACCCCCCCTCGAACCCGCACCCGCAAGCGCGGAACCGCCCGAGGACACCGACGGCGAAAAACTGGGGGACAACGGCGTCAAGGCGTTGGAGCGGTGGAAACAACGCGCGAAGGAAGCCGAGAAAACCGCCAAGCGTGCCACCGAACTCGAACAGCAACTCGCGAAACTGCAACGGCAGGCGATGTCGGAACAGGAACGCGCGATCGCGCAAGCCCGCGACGAAGCCCGCTCCGAAACAGTGCGGGAAATGCGCAAAGAGATGTTCTCCACCCGCGCGGTCGCAGCGGCTACGGGAAAGCTGATCAACCCCGAGTTGGTCGCCGACCCCGACGTCGCGTTGAAACTGCTCGGCCTCGACGACATCCCCGTCACCGAGTCCGGCGCGATCGACACCGAAACGATCAACGCAGCAGTCTCGGCGCTGCTCGAACGACACAGTTATCTCGCCGCTGGCGCAACGTCAGCTCCCGCAACGGGATCAGCGGATCAGGGGGCGAGGGCGACGGCTCCGACCCCCCCAACCATGAATGACCTGATCAGGGCTGCAAGGAGCTGACCTAACCATGGCCGTAAACGATCTGATCACCCGCACCGACGCGGGACCGCTGATCCCCGAGGACGAATCCAACGTCATCCTGCAGGCGGTGCAGGAGCAATCCGCCGCCCGCAGGCTGATGCGGACCGTCACGATGAGCACCAAACAAACCCGCCTCCCCGTGCTCTCCACCCTCCCGCAGGCATATTTCGTCGACGGCGACGCAGGGTTGAAGCAGACCACCGCGCTGCAGTGGGCGAACCGCTACCTCATCGCCGAAGAGATCGCGGTGATCGTGCCGGTGCCGGACAACGTCATCGCCGACGCGCAATTCGATTTGTGGGCCGAGATCCGCCCCAACTTGGTTGCTGCGGTTGGCAGGACGTTGGACGCCGCCGTGCTGTTCGGTGTCAACAAGCCTGCGAGCTGGCCCGCTGCCGTGGTACCCGGAGCGACCGCTGCGGGCAACACCTTCGCCCGCGGCTCCGTCGCCGACCAGGACGTCGCCGAGGACGTCAACCAAGTCATGGCGCTGGTGGAGGACGACGGGTTCACCGTCAACGGGTTCGCAGCAAGGCCGAGGATGCGTTCCACCCTCCGGGGGCTCCGCGCCAGCGACGGCACCCCCATCTACTCACCGTCGCTGACCGGCGCGACCCCAGCCACCCTCTACGGCGAGAACGTCGCCTACGTGGACGGCGGCGCCTGGGACGAGACGACTGCGGATCTGATCGCAGGCGACTGGACACAGGCCGTTCTCGGCATCCGCCAGGACATCTCCTTCCGCGTATTCACAGAAGGCGTGGTGTCCGACAACACCGGCACGGTCGTGTTGAACCTGATGCAGCAGGACACCTCCGCGTTGCGGCTCACGTTCCGGGTCGCGTTCCAAGTCGCGAACCCGATCACGAGCGTGAACTTGGTGGAGGCCAACCGCTATCCCTTCGCAATCCTCGCTCCCGCAGGCCCCTAAGCGGCGGGTTGCGGGTCACGCGGGGTGTGCGCCGTCTCCGGCCCCGCACCGGAACCAGACAGCGCACGCCTCCCGTGGCCCCGTCAACCGAGGTGAACAGCATGGCCGAACAGGTGACCGTCGTGTCCCCCACGGGGGACCGGCAGGTCGTATCCGCAAAAGCGGCGCGAGTCATCTTCGCGCCGCGCGGCTGGAAGGTGGAACACGATGACGCAAGCGCAAACCCCGACCCCGGGAGGGCCGACACCGGGCGGTCCGACACCGACACCCCCGGCACCGGGAGGGCCGACCGGCCCCCGGCCGACACCGACGGGCCCCACCCCACGCCCGACGCCCTGACCCCCCCCGCCGGCAACGCGACCCGCATGCAGTGGGTGATCTACGCCAACACCCTCGGCGTGGACGTCGAACCCGGCCTCTCCCGCAAGGACATCAAAGCCCGCCTCGCCGACCTCGGCCACATCCCGAGAGGCTGACCGATGGCGGTCACCACCACCGAACTCGCCGACTACCTCGGCGTCCCCGAATCCGAACTGCCGACCGGCGCGGCCTACGTGCTGGGCCTCGCTTCGCAGATCGCCGACGCCGCCGCCGCGCCGACCACCCCCCAGGCGGCGGTCGACGCGGTCGTCCTCGCGATGACCTCGAGGGCGCTGGCGAACCCCGCCGGTCACGTTACCGAGGAAGTCGGCGGCTACGTCGTCCGCTACAACCCCAACGCGCTGCTGCTCACCGAGGACGAGCTTGGCGGGATCACCCCACCCGGCACCGTCCAGACCGGCCAGTGGTCCGGGTCGATCACCACCCCCCGCCCCTACCCGGTCGGCTGGCCCCCCTACGAGGTCGCGAACTGGAACCCGCCGTGGCTCTGACGTTCCCCAGGCTTCGGACCCAGCCGGTCACCGTCACCCGCCCCGGCCCGGGCGTCGAGGACGTCTACGGCAACGTCCAGCCCACCTGGGACGAGATCGGGGAGTGGTGGGCGGTCCTAGAGCAGACCGACGCGGAGGAGCACACCGTCGGGGAGGACACCCAGACCACCGACTGGCGGCTGTACCTCCCACCGGCCGCCGACATCCGAGGCCGCGACCGCGTCCAGGTGGACGACATCACCTTCGAAGTCGTCGGCCCCCCCAACCACGTCCGACGCCCCCAGGGGATCCACCACATCGAAGCGGCGCTCCGCTCCACCGACCCCGACCTCGAATAGCCATGGACCTCGCCAAGTTCCTCCCCAACGCCATCGGCATCTCCAGAATCGGTCACATCCCCGAGATGCTCCGCGAGATGCAGCAGCGCGGCGAGTGGATGGTGCAGACCGCCAAAGGCTACGCCCGGGTCGGCGCGACCGGCCGCGACCGCGACTCCATCCGCTCCGACATGGAAGTCGGCCCCGAAGGCTGGGAAGCCGTCGTCAAGCGCGGCACCCGCGAAATCTTCTACTCCGGGTTCAACGAATTCGGCACCGTCCACCAGCAGCCCGACGCCGCGCTGCGCCGCGCGGCCGAACAAATCGGCGACTACACCGACGAGAGGCGATAACAAAATGGCGATCAGAGAAAACGAAGAAATGATCGAGGTGGAACTGCTGATCGGCACCGTTGAGGGCGAGGCAGGCAAGAAAGTCAAAGTCACCCAGGAACGCTTCCGCCAGCTCCAGACCGGCGGCGCGGCCCGACCAGCGACCAAACGAGACGCCAAAGCCGTCGGAGCGCCCCCCGAATCAGCGGCGTCGTCCCGCGACTGAAACGATGAACGGCGAAGCCGAGCGGGTCGTCGCGGACGCGCTCCGACGCCGGACCGGCGAGGCGCTGCATCCCGACAGCATCGCCGCCGTCGCCCTCGACGCGCTCGAAAAAGCTGGGTGGCACCTCACCCGCGCCGCCGCCGCTGACCGGCCCAAACTGATCGTCAAACGATGACCGTCCGCGAAACGGTCGACACCCTCAGAGTCGTCCGCGACTACCTCCTCACCGCCACCGCCGACCTCACCCCGATCCTCGGCGGCGACCTCCCCGCCCGCATCCGAGCGCACCGCCTCCAACCCCGCCAGATCTTCCCCGCCGTCCGCGTCGCCCGCGTCACCAGCGCCACCCAGGTCGACGGCTGGTTCTGGGCCGACCGGCTGCAGATCGACTGCTGGTCGGCCGCCGCGACCGACGACCACACCTCCTGGCGGCTCGCGTCCACCTGCCGGCGGCTCCTCGGCGACCTTCCCGGCTACCCCCACCCCGAAGGCCACGTCACCGCCGTCCGCGAAGCGACCGGCATCCAACCGATCCCCGAACCCGAAGCCGACCGCACCCGCCACACCTTCGAGGTTCGGGTCTTCACCCATCCCCACATCCAATAACACCAAACAGGCCCCCGTCCCGGCGGTGCTGTGTTCGACCCTGCCAAACATCGTGAGGTGAGTCCCATCGCGCTCGACAGCAGTTCCATCCTCATCGCCGGCAACGGAAGTGTGAACGTCGCACCGCTCGGCACCGCACTACCGACCGACTCCAGCACCGCCCTCAACGCCGCGTTCCTCAATCTCGGCTACGTGTCGGAGGACGGCGCGACCATCAGTGACAGCAAAACAAAAGAACCCGTAAGGGCCTGGCAAAGCTTTTACGCCATCAAGAATGTTGTCACCGAATCAGACCTCCGCATCTCGTTCGTGCTGCTGCAATGGGACGCCGCGACCGTCCCGCTCGCGTTCGGCGGCGGCGTCATCGCCGAAACCGCACCGGGTTCCGGGGAATGGCGCTACACCCCACCGCCACCCGAGCAGATCGACGAACGTGCGTTGGTGCTCGAATGGCAATTCGACGCCGCGACGTTCAGGTTGGTGACCCCCCGCATGCAGGTCGCGGAGGGAATCGAGACACAGCTGGCTCGCGCGTCGACCGCGCAGCTTCCCATCGTGCTAACTGCAATGGGAACCGAAGGGGTCGACGCGTATACGATTTACACAGACCACCCCTCCTGGGCGACGACACCGTAATGGCACGCCTCGACCTCGACGCGCGACGCAACGCCCGCCGCGCCGCGCAGGACGAACACGCAGGCGACCCCCACACCGTCGTGTTCAACGACGAAGAGTTCACCGTCCCCGCCGAACAGCCCGCATCGTTCATCCTGGCGGTCGGGGATCTCCAGAACGGCGACATCGCCGCGCTCCGCACCGCCCTCGACGCGCTGCTGGGCGATCAGGTGACCCGGTTCCTCGCCGCCGAGCCGTCGATGCCCGACCTCCAAGACTTCATCGTCGGAGTCACAGAGGAGATCTACGGCGTTCAGGAGGGAAAATCGGCGGCCTCGCCGCCGTCCTCGAAAGCAATTGGGGCGCGGTCGAGGCGGACTGGCAAAGGGTCTACCACCGGGACCTCTCTCGTGACCTCTGGGGGCCCGCCCCGCTGACCGTCCGGCGGTTCACCGAACTGTTTCTCCATCTTCCTCCCGGCTCGGCGACGGCGGCCGCGATCAGCGGCGTCCCTCCCGGCTGGGGCAACGTCGAAGAACTGCTCGCCGTCGTTGTCGATTTGCTCGCGCAGAGCAACTGGCTGTTCGTGGAAGCGAACAAGAAAAAAGGCAGCAGCAACCCCCGGCCGGAACCGCTGCAACGCCCCTACAACCGGCCACCACAACAACAACAGCAGCAACCGTTGCAACAACGGGCGGGAAGGGCCGCACCCCGACCGCACGCCACGCTGGACGAGATGAAAAAGTTCTTCGGAAAGGGGTGAGGCATGGCGATCGAAGCCGGGGTCGTGCAGATCAGCGTCACCCCGGACTTCACCGTGTTCACCCCGCAACTCATCGCCGGGGTCACCGCCGCCGGCAACGCCGCAGGGAAATCTCTCGCCACCACGTTGACCACGATGGGCCGCAACCTCAAAACCGTCGGGGTCGGCCTCACCGCTGCGATCACCGCACCCATCGTCGCGGTCGGTGCGGGCGCCATCACCTCTGCGGTCAACTTCGAGACAGCGTTCAGCCAGGTCCGCAAAACCGTTGACGCGACCGAACCCGAATTCGGTCGGCTGGAGCAGGGGATCCGCGACCTCGCAAAAACGATCCCCGTCTCCCGCGAGGAACTCGCGACCCTGGCCGGAGCGGCGGGCCAGCTGGGAATCCAGACCGACGCGATCCTGGGCTTCACCGAGGTCGCCGCCGCGATGGGTGTCGCGACAAACGTCTCTGCCGAGGACGCCGCGACCGCGATGGCGCAGATCGCCAACGTGATGGGCACCGGCCAGCAAGACTTCGACCGCATGGGGTCCACCATCGTGGACCTCGGCAACAAGTCCGCGGCCACGGAATCCGACATCATCAACATGGGTCAGCGGATATCCGCCGCAGGCGCACAGGCCGGTCTGAGCGAAGCGGACGTGCTGGGGTTCGCGTCCACCATCTCTTCCCTCGGCATCGAGGTCGAAGCCGGTGGCTCCTCCATCAGCCGCGTGTTCCGAGAAATGGGCGTCGATGTAGCCAACGGCGGCGAGGGACTCCAGCAGTGGGCCGACGTCGCCGGCATGTCAGCCGATGAATTCAAACAGAAATTCGAAACCGACGCCGCAGGCGCGACCCTTGCGTTCGTGCAGGGACTCGACCGGATCGGCGAATCAGGCGGCAACGTCGAACAAGTCCTGCGGGACATGGGATTCGGTGAGATGCGGGTCAACCGCACGATCACCGCCCTCGTCAACAACCATCAACTTCTCAACGACCAACTCGGCATCGCCAACGGCGCCTGGACGAACAACAACGCCCTCCAAAGGGAAGCGGACCGGGCCTACAACACCACCGCCAACCAATTCGTCGTTCTGAAAAACCGCGTCACCGACACCGCTCTCACCGTCGGCAAGGAACTGCTCCCCGCAATCAACGACCTCATCGACGCCGCCGAGGAATCGCTCGTCCCCGCGCTGGAAAAAGCCGCGAAGTGGTTCACCGACCTGTCACCCGAAGCGCAACAGTTCGCCGTCATCGCCGCCACCGTCGTCGCCGCTCTCGGCCCCGTCGCTTTCGTCGTCGGTCAGGTCGCGACGTTCTTCAGCGGCCTCATCGGTGTCCTCAAGTTCCTCGCCCCGGTCTTCGGTCCCATCCTGAGTGCGCTCACCGCCCTTTGGGGCGCCATTCAGTTCGTCGTCGGCGCGATTGCCATCCTGCTCGGAATCAGTTCCGCCGTCGCCGTCGGAATCATCGTCGCCGTCGTCGCCATCGTCGCCGCCGTCATCATCTTCCGCGAAGAGATCGCCGCCGCGTTCCGCGCCGCGTTCGAAGCCGTCAAACGCTGGCTCGACATGGCCGGGGAAACCATCTCCCGGTGGGCCGACAACATCTCCGGCTGGTTCGGCCGCGTCGTCGACACCATCGCCGGGTGGGCACGCAGCGTCGTTGACACCCTGGCCGGGTGGGGCAACAGCGTCGTCTCCACCGTCCAGGGATGGGGACAGGGACTGCTCAACTTCTGGAACAACCTCCTCACCGGCATCGGCAACGCCTGGAACACCGCCTGGAACGCCCTCATCGGATTCCTCACCCCCATCTTCCAAGGCATCCAAACCTTCATCCAAACCGCGATGACCGTCATCCAATTCGTCATCACCGCCGTGCTCGCCGCGGTGTGGATGGCGTGGGATCTGACCTTCGGCGCGATCCTCGGCCTGGTGATGCAAGCGTTCACCTGGCTGAACGAAAACGTCATCGGCCCCGCGCTGCAATGGCTGCAGGACGCCTTCATGGGCGCGGTTGAATTCGTCGTGGGGATCTGGTCAGCCTTCTGGACGGAACTTACGACAACGCTGTCGGGCTGGTTCGACGCCATCATGGCCGTCCTCACCCCTGCGTTCCAATGGGTGTCGGACCAGTTCAACGCCGCGATGACATGGATATCGGAGAACTGGAACGCCTTCTGGAACACCATCACCGACTTCGTTGAGTGGGCCTGGTTCCAAATCCAGATGTACGTCCAGATCGGCATGAACACCGTTCAGGGCTACATCCTGCTGGCGCTCAATTTCATCAATGACGTGTGGGACACCGCCTGGGAGGCGATCTCCGACTTCGTTTCCGACACCTGGAACAACATCACCGACGCGGTCGACACCGCCATCAACAACGTCCAGGCCGTCATCGAGGACGTAACCAGCGCGATCAGCGATACCTGGGACACCGTCTGGGGCAACATCAGCACCTTCTTCACCGGCATCTGGGAAGACATCCAGGGCGGCGCCCGCACCGCGATGGGTGGCCTCGAAGGGATCTTCAACGGCGCCGTCGACATCTTCAGAAACATCTGGAACGGCATCCGCAACATCTTCGCTGAACCCGTCAACTGGGTCATCGACAACGTCATCAACGAATTCCTCGGCTACATGCGCCGGGTCGCGAACAACCTCAACTTCGACATCGACATCCCCGACGACCTCGCGCTGCTCCCCACTGCGCACCAGGGCGGCGTCGTCGGCGACCCCCGCATGCGGCGCACCCCGATGGGCGACCTCGGACCGGACGAGCGGATCATCAAGGCGCGGGTGGGGGAGCGGGTCCTCACCCGCGAGCAGACAGCCGAGTGGGACACCGAACGCGAAACCGACGTCGCGGAAACCGGCGACGGCCTCGGCGACTTCCTCCGCGACGTCCTCGCCGACGCCCTCGAGGCGGGTCGCAGACTCATCGCGAACGTCGCCCGCCCAGCCGTCAACGCCATCCTCGCCGGGGTCGACGCCGCAACCGACCCGTTCGGGGCCCCCGGCGACTTCGCAGCGGGCGGCGCTCACCGCGTCGGCGAAGGTGTCCTGCGATGGCTCGATGACGCCGACCGCGCCGCCGCCGACGAACTCGCCCGCCGCGTCCCGCAGCTCGGCCCGGGCGTCGGCTGGGAAGCCATGTGGAACGCCCTCAAAGCCGCCCTCCCGTTCGCGAGACTCACCTCCGCGTTCAGACCGGGATCCATCACCGCGACGGGGAACCTCTCCTACCACGCGAGAGGCCGCGCGATCGACGTCGCAGGGCCCCGCCACATGGACCGCCCCGCGATGGCCCAAATCTCCCGCTGGGTCGCGGAAAACTACGGCCCCCAAACCCTCGAACTCATCTACTCCGGCCCGGGCGGGGTCAACCTGTGGCACGGACGGCCCCACCGCTACACCGGAGTCACCTTCGCCAACCACCACGACCACGTCCACTGGGCCATGGACAACGGCGGGATGCTCCAACCCGGCTGGTCGGCCGTCTACAACGGCACCGGCCAACCCGAGGTCGTCGCACCCGACGCCAAGCTCGAAGAGGTCTTCGAACGGGTCCTTGCGCGTGCCGGCGGCCGAGCCGCAAGCCCCGCGATCTCCATCGGCGAGTACCACGCCCACGAAGGCACCGACGTAGACGCCCTCCTCACCCGCGCCGAACTGCGGCGGCTGGCGGGACGGCTGTGATCCCCGCGCTGCTCACCGCCGCCCGCCTCATCGACGGCGTCAACGAACTCGTGCTGCTGCCCACCGACGAAACCGTCGGGCTGTGGCTGGTCGACCTCGACCTCGGCTTCCCCGAGATCCGCGAGGTCGTCCAGGCCCGCCCCGGCCGCGACGGCAACTACGACCACACCATGTGGCACGGCGCCCGCACCATCACCTGCAACCTCGTCGCCGACAACGTCGCCATCCTCGACCGGCTCGGCGGGTTCATGAAACCCGCCGCACGGCCCATCCTGCGGTTCACCGCAGGCGGCACCGAACGGCAAGCGGAGATGCGGGTCACGTCCTACGCCGCGCCCCTCGCCACCACCGCCAGACGCGGGATCATCGACATCTCCGCGCAATGGTCGGTCCCCACCGGCCGGATCAAATCCGCCGCCGAACACGAGATCACCGCGTTCCCCACCGGCCTCGAAGAAGGCCGCGTCTACGACCTCGACCACGACCGCGCCTACCCGCCGACCAGCGGGGTCGGCAACACCACCGTCCACAACGCGGGCAACGACCACACCCCGATCCTGATGCGGATCTACGGCCCCTGCACCGACCCCAAGATCGAGAACCGCACCGTCGGCGCGAAGCTGGAAACATCCGGGCTGGTCCTCAACGAGGGCGAGTACGTCGAGATCGACAGCGGCGAGCGGACTGTCTACTTCCAGTCCGACCCCGCCCAGTCGCTCTACGACCGTGTCGACTTCGCCGTCTCCGACTGGTTCTACCTCGACCCCGGCGTCAACGTCCTGCGGTTCTACCCCGAGGCGAGCGCCCCGCCCTGCCAAATCGACTACGTCTGGCGTGACAGTTGGGTCTGACCGACCATGGCTCTTGAACCCCCCCTCTGGCTGCAGAACCTCCCCGGCGGCTACTCCGCACGCCGCGACCGCAGCCTCCTCGACCTCCTCTTCGATGAAGGCGTCGCCACCTGGATCCCCGGCGGCCTTGCCGTCACCCAACGCGCCGCAGGCGCGAACAACAGCGTCGATGTCGCCGAGGGCGGCGCGATCATCCTCGGCGACGAGCAACCCGATCAGGGCACGTACTACATCAAGTCGACCGACACCGAGAACATCCCCGTCACCGCAGCGCCCGTCGCCGGAGCAGGCCAGCACCGCATCGACCTCATCTACGCACAGGTCCACGACTCATCGGTGTCCGGCGCCGCCGACGGCTGGACGATCGGCGTCGCCGCCGGCACCCTCGTCGCGAACGCCGTCGCCCCGCCCGTCCCCGCCACCCCCCCCTCGGCGATCCCCCTCGCGAACCTCCGGCGGGAAGCGGGAGACGCATCGGTCACCACCGCCAGGATCACCAGCCGACGTACCGCCGCGTCCGGCGCGTTCGATGACCCACCCGGCACCATCCGCATGCACTGGACCGCCGCAGGGGTGATCCCGGCGGGCTGGGCGGTCTGCGACGGCACGAACGGCACCCCCGATCTCCGCGGCCGGGTCCCCCTCGGGGTGGGCACCGGCACGGGCACCACCTACGCCGAGGGCGGCGCGGGCGGCTCGATGTTCCGCAACCTGACCATCGCGCAGATGCCCGCGCACACCCACGGCGCAGCAGCCGCATCGGTGAGCCACCGTCACGTCATGGAACACGACCACGACATCAACAAGTATGGCTACGCCGGTAACCACACCCACGTTCAGGGCGACGGGTACGCCGGACAGCCCGAACCGAAAGTGTCACTCCCCGACACCGACACCGAACTGTCCTACGCCTACACCGGCAGCGCCGGTCACGGCCACAACGTCACCATCGACAACACCGGAAGCGGCGCCAACGTCGACATGCGCCAGCCCTACGTCGCGCTGGTGTTCATCATGCGGCTCGCGTCCGTCGTCGTCCTCTGACCCGTGGCCGGTTGGACCTTCGTCGCCGCCGACACCACCGGACGGGAACTCGGCGAGCTGCAGGGCTACTCCCGCAGCCTGTCGTTCCCCCTCGACGGCCCCGCAGAAGCCCGGTTCACCATCGACGGCCGGCAGCCGACCGCGCTGCTCGCCGACGAACTCGTCTCCGACCTCATCGTCTACCGCGACGAACTCAAAATCTTCCGCGGCCGGATCGGGTTCTCACAAGACCAGCTGGGACCCGACGCCCACACCATCAACTTCACCGCCCACGACTACCGCGCGCTGCTCGACCGCCGGATCCTGGTCGAAGGCGACCCCTACCGCTTCACCCAGGTCGACCAGTCAGCGATCGCCTGGCAACTGATCGCGCACAGCCAGTCGAAAGTCGGCGGGAACCTCGGCATCACCCGCGGGCTCGGCGCGACCACCGGACGGCTCCGCGACCGCGCCTACGAATTCGGCAAACCCATCGGCGAGATCATCCAAGAACTCGGCGAAGTCATCGACGGGTTCGACTGGGAGATCACCCCCGAACTCGTATTCAACGTCTACTACCCCCAGCGCGGCAACCTGATGAGCGCCGAGATGCTCGACTGGGGCGGCACCATCGCCGGAGTCTCCCGCACCGTCACCACCACCGAGTACGCCAACGTCGTCCGCGTCACCGGCAGATCCCAGGGCGCCGCCCCCGAGGACCCCGAAGAAGAACCGGTCGAGCTTGTCGGAGAGGTCCGCACCGCCGACGACATCGGGACCGTCCCGCAGGGCCGCTGGGAAAAGCAGATCGGCTCCGACGTCGTCACCCAATTCGGGCTGGCCGACCGCGCCGACTACGAACTGATGATCCAGACGCGGCTGATGCCGAAGTACTCACTCGAGTACGCCCTCGGCCGCTGGAACGGCCCCCAAACACTCTGGCTCGGCGACCGGCCCCGCGTCCGCGTCCGCTCCGGCCGACTCGACGTCTCCACCCGCCACCGCGTCCAGCAGATCGACATCGATGTGGACGACAACGACGTTGAAACCGTCCGCGTCGACCTCGGCTCCACCCCCATCTCCGACACCCGCCGAGCCGCCAAGGTCGAAAGCCGCCTCGAAGGGCTGGAACGAAAGTAGGGAACAGCGTGGCAGTGACATCCCACCGGCTCACCATCGGCGCGACCGCGACCCGCCTCAACGTCACCCCCGACGACGACCCCGAATGGGTCCGCACCGACGAGGGCCGCCGCGTCGAATACGCCGCGCAGACATCCAACATCGCGGTACAGAACCTCGGCGACGCCCCCGTCTACCTCGGCGCGGCCGACGTCACCGCCGCGACCGGCTTCCCCCTCCCCGCAGGCGCCACCCTCGGGGTCGAACTCGCACCCGACGACGAAACCCACGCCATTGCCGACCCCGGACCCGTCCCCGTCGCCGTCTTCCAATCGGGCACCTAGGAGCATCGCCGTGCCATCCGTCGAACTGCTCTACCCGGTCGAGGAGGGCGACCCCGGCCTCGTCGTGGAGGTCAGCGAACGCCGCGCCGACCAGCTGGTCGACCTCGGCGCCGCCTTCTACACCACCGACCCGCCACAGCCGACCTGGCAGCTACGCCAGTGGGAACGCACCACCAACCCCCCACCCCAGACCCCCGGCCACCCCCTCGTCTACATCGCCACCGACGGCGTCACCCTCCTCGTACGCTCGGCCGACGGCACCACCACCCGCCTCGCAGGCGGCGGCAGCGACACCTTCGCCGAACTCACCGACGTCGACCTCACCGGCCTGCAAGACGGCAACATCTTCTCCTGGGACGCCGAAACGGCCACCTTCAGACCGGTCCCCGCAGGCGAGGGGATCCAAGGCCCACCCGGCGAGGGGATCGAAGGTGCGCAGGGCCCCCCCGGCCCGCCGCCCTACACCATCATCGGGACCTACAACCCCGACGACGAATACTTCACCGGAGAGGCCGTCAACTACGGCGGCACCCTCTACATCGCCACCGCCGACGTCCCGGCCGGGGAACCCCCACCCCACCCCTCGTGGGCCGCGTCCGGGCCGATGGGCCCCCCCGGACCCACCGCAGGCGTCGCCGATATCACCGAGTTCGGCGCGGCGGGCAACAACATCACCGACGACTCCGACGCCGTCCAGAACGCGCTGAACTCCGGCCTGCCCGTCGTCATCCCCGTCGGCACCTTCCTCTGCCAAAAGCAACTCACCATCCCCTCCGGCACCACCGTCCGAGGGCAGGGCAGAGGGTCGGTCCTGCGGTTCGACTGGACCGACGCCGACGACCCCAAAGGCTCCACCTATCTCGTCAACACCAACCACGCCGGAACCGGCGACACCAACATCACCCTCGAATCGTTCGCCGTCCACGGCGCGGGCCACGGCGCCCCCTGGGGAGAAACCCCCGTCCCCGCCGCCACCCTCCTCATGCGGAAAGTCGAAGGGGTCCACCTCCGCGACCTCTACGTCTACCGCTCACCCGGCATCGCCATCGCCTACCAAGGCTGCCGACGGGTCCGCATCGCCAACTGCGACGTCTTCGAAGCGGGCAGAGATGCCATCACGGGCTGGCAGTACACCCCGTATGCGTTGGAGGACGTCACCGTCACCGGCTGCACCATCCACACCATCGGCGACGACGGCATCGCCGTCCACGCCTCTACCGAATCGGTCTACGCCCAGACAACCAGACCCCGCAGGGTCACCATCACCGGCAACACCGTCCACGGGCTGTCCGCACCCCACGCCGACGCCGCCGGCAGAGGCATCGTCGTCACCGGGCTCGAGGACTTCACCATCACCGGCAACGTCGTCACCGACACCTTCTCGAACGGGCTCCACGTCAGACGCGACTTCTGGCCGGGATCGGCTGGGCTGGCGGCCCGCCGCGGTGTCGTCGCGGGCAACACCGTCACCCGCGCCGGGTCGGCGGGCAACGGCACCCAGCCGATGATGGGGATCAGGGTGTTCGGCGCAGAAGACGTCCAGATCATCGGCAACACCGTCCACGACTCGGTCCACGAAGGCATCTATATAGCGGACGCGGTCCGCTGCCCGGTCCGCGACAACCTCGTCAACGGCTGCGGCACCACCATGGTGCACTGGGGAATCCACGTTGACGGGTCCGACTTCCCCACATCCTCCTGCCCCGTCACCGGCAACACCGTCAACAACTCCGCGTCCGGCGGGATCCGCAGCTACTTCTCGCCATTGTCGCCGGTCGACGGCAACACCTGCACCGACAACGGCCGAGCGGGGGACGGCACCCACGGCCACGCATCCGGCGTCAACATCCACAACTCATTAACAGGCGCCGACGGCAGAGTGTGGGCATCGGGCAACTACTGCACCGACACCCGCCCCACCGGGAAACTGCAGACCAACGGCGTGTTCGTCGGCGGCGGCCCCACCGAGATAACCGTCCGAAACAACTATCTCCGCGACAACAACGGCCCCGCGTTCGAATTCTCCTACGACGACCCTGCGTTCGTCCCACCCTACGAGCCCTACACCACACCGATCCTGCGGCGCACCGGAAACGACACCCACACCGTCGCGTGGCAGAACTACGACGTCGACCCCTCCGGTGTGCAACGCCATTCCGGGTCCGGCTCACCAGAGCTGGTCGTCCCCGCACCCGTCGGCTCCACCTACCAACGCCGCGACGGGACGTTCGCCTGGCTCTACGTCAAAACCAGCGGCTCCAGCACGGCCGGTTGGGTCGCGACGTCCCAGACCGGCCACACCCACACATAGGAACACCCGATGGCCATATTCCTCGACCGCGGCGGCAGCGGCGGCGGCGGCACAGGCGGCGGCGGCGGAACCGAAGTCGCTGTCCCGCTCATCTGGCGGGGCCCCTGGGGCGCAGCGACCGCCTACGCCGCCGACGACGCCGTCAGCCACAACGGCTCCTCCTGGCGGGCGCTGCGACCCTCGACCGGCGTCACCCCCACCGACGGGGCCGACTGGGCGCTCCTCGCCGCCAAGGGCGACATCGGCCCCCCCGGACCGCAGGGCCTTAAAGGCGACCCCGGCGGCAGCGCCGTCTGGCGGGGCGGCTGGGACGCCGGCACCGTCTACGCCGCCGACGACCTCGTCACCCACCAAGGCAGCACCTGGCGGGCGCTGCGACCCTCGACCGGCGTCACCCCCACCGAAGGCGCCGACTGGACCGTCGCGGCAGCCGCAGGCGCCCCCGGCGCAGCGGGCGCGACCGGCCCTGCCGGCCCCACCGGACTCACCGGAGCGACTGGGACCGCAGGAAAATCGGTCGTGTGGCGCGGCAGCTGGGCGGCGGCCACCGCCTACGTCCCCGACGACCTCGTCCACTACAACGGTTCCACCTTCCGGGCGCTCACCGCCTCCACCAACCAGGCGCCCGCCGAGGGCAGCACCTGGACCGTTGTCGCGAGCAAAGGCGACCAGGGCCCCACCGGACCCACCGGCCAGACCGGCGCCACCGGAGCGACGGGAGCGACAGGGGCGACCGGCCCCGCAGCCGCCACCAGCATCGGCAGCGGCGTCCTGTCCACCCAAGCCCCATCGGCCTACGCCACCGGCCTCACCTACGGTGTTGGCACGCTCGCCAACGGCTGGCCGTCGAACGGCAGTATTCTCACCATCAAATACAACATCAACTACGCCACCCAGATTTTCTCCTCGAAATACGACACCGTGCTGCCGAACGTCCGCGGAGTCACCACAAAAACCTACTTCCGGAACGTCAGTCAGAACCTTGACGAATGGACGCCCTGGCAGGTCGTCTCCCGACAGGAAACCGGCGTCGGCACCGTTCTCGCCGCCGACCTACCCGCAACCTGGGACGTCGGCCACACCTACTGCGCGGTCAGCCTGTCCCAGGGATGGCCCTACGACGGCAATCTCGAAGTCGTCAAATGGTCGAACGCCTTCTGCACCCAAACACTCACGTCCCAGCCCACCTCGACCACGGGCGCAATGATGGTCCGAACAAGAGCCTCCATACCCGCCGGCACGGCCTGGGGCCAGTGGGCCACGCTGTTCCCCCAGTTTTAAGCAGAAGACCCGTTCCCGAAAAGGAAACCCATGTACATCCACACCAACTTCTACGACCGCGCAGCAGGCCGAGCAGCAGTGACCGGAGCGCTCGACCCGCCTCTCACCATCGCCGCGACCACCCGCGCGACAGCCGGATACATCTTCAGCGCCTACCGCAACGACCCGCCCGTCACCGAAGAAGACATCGACACACTGTTCGGAAACGAATGGTGTCTCACCGTCGAATACTGAGAGCCGACCCATGACACCCTCACCCACCCCCGCACAGATCCGCGCGGACGTCAAACGAGGCCGCGAACCGATCCTCACGACCGCCTACTGGATCGCCGCCGTAGAGCTCATCCTCGCGATCGCCGCCGCCGCCTGGCTCAACATCGCCGACGTCGCCGAAGAAACCTACGAAACGCTCCTCGAAGCCGCCGCCGGCACCGCCGCCGCCGTCGCGATCCTCGCGCCCATCGTCACCGCCGCGATCGCCCGCCAATGGACCTACCCCTCTACACGGGTCGAGAACGAGTTCATCGACGCCGAAACCGGCATCCGCAACCTCGAAGCACGCGGATAAACCAGCCATGCCGCGTCACCCCGGCGTCCTCACCGCGCTCCGCGACTGGCAGCTCGACGTCACCGTCATCGCAGGCGCCGAAACCCGAGGCAGCGCCACCTTCCACCCCGGAGGCCACACCCACCACCACGACGCCTCCAGCGTCAACTCAGGCGAGTGGGGCGCCATCCGCACCGTCACCCACGGCAGAGGCGGGCCCAACCCGATCGTCGGCCCCCTCGCCAACTTCGTGCTCGCCCGCACCGGCCGCGTCGCGTTCATCGCCGCAGGCCGAGCCAACCACGCAGGCGTCGGCGGCTGGGGAGGACTCACCACCAACTCGAGGGTGTGGGGCACCGAGGCGTGCAACAACGGGGTGGGGGAGCGGTGGCCCGACGCCCAACTCGACGCCTACCACCGCCTCGCCGCCGCCTTGTGTCAGTACTCCGGGTTCTCGCAGGCGATGTGCCACGCCCACTTCGAATGGGCCCCCAGAAGAAAGATCGACCCCCGCGGCGACCCCGAATTCATGAACGTCTTCCGCGCCGAGGTCGCGGCGCTTCTCAAAGCCGGAGCGCCCCACGCCAGAAAGGAGGTGGACGACGACATGATCCGACCCGACGACCACGGCACCGACGTCGTCAAACTCCAACACGATTTGAATAGATTCATCGCGCTGACCGGCCCCTGGCTCGGCTCGCAGATCTCAGGGGCGGGACACCTCCCAGTCGACGGCGCCTACGGCCCCGTCACCCAGGAACGGATGCAACACGCCATCTGGAGAGCCGAACGATGGGTGTTCAGCCACCCCCTCTACTGCGACCCCCTCGAGGTGTCAGCCCGCGACCAAGCCTGGCTCGTCGAAGCCATCGCCGCCCGCAAACACTTCAACGCCCACGGCAGGCTCCCATGGGAAACCCCACCCTCCGCAGAAACGCCGCCGGCATGAGCGGCCTCCTCGACGTCTGGTTCCCCTGCACCGGCCGCTGCCCCTTCTGCGACGACTCCCTCGGCGCCCGCCACCGCACCATCGACACCATCGCCTCCCGCGTCGCCGCAGGCGACCCCCCCCACAGGGTCGCCGCCGACTACGACCTCCCCATCGCCGCCGTCGAAGCCTGCATCGAAGTCCACCGACGGACCGGCGCAGGCGGCAACCCGCACCGATGACCGACGGCACCGCCACCGCCGAAGAAGGCGAACGGACCCCCCTCATCCCACACCCCGGCGACCTGTTCCTGTGCTGCGGCGACCAATGGGTCCATAAGTTCGTCCAGGTCGGCCAACGCGCCCGCCTCGGCATCGCCCGCACCGGCAACCGCCACCTGCGCAAACACTGGTGCTCCGTCGACCACGTCGCCATCTACGTCGGCAACGTCACCCTCCACGACCGCAGCGACCGGCCCATACCAGCCCTCGTGGAAGCGCTCCCCGGCACCATCGACCACGGCGCCGTCACCTGGCCCAACGGCTCCTGGCCGGGAGGGCCCACAGGCGTCCGCGTCACCCCCCTCGCGGACTACGACGCCCGCCGCTACGTCCACGTCGACATCGACCGGTGCGTCGCCCCCACCTGCCCCGGACGCAAAGGCGGCGCGGCGAACGACCGCGACCGCGACCAGATGGCCGAATACGCCCTCTCCTCCCTAGGGCTGCGGTACGGGCTGATCTGGCACTACCTCGGCATGGCCCTCACCACCCTCTCAGGCGGGACCGTCACCCTCTCCGGCGCCCAATCCGAAATCTGCTCCAGCCTCGCCGCCCAAGCAGGAGTAAGGAGCTACCACATCTTCGACCGGCCCGCCCCCTGCACCGCCCCCGCCGACCTCTACCGCCACTTCGTCGGCCCATGGGCCCCGTGAACCCGGTCGACGGCTGGCGGGAAATCCGCTGGCGGCGCGTCGTCGTGCTCTCCCTCTGCCTCGTCATCATCGGCGCCGCCTTCAGCGCGGGCTACAGCGCACGCGACGGCGCACCCATCCGCCTCACCATCGACCTCTGCGTCGCGATCCTCGCCACCTGCGCCAACGCCTGGCTGCTGCTCGACCTCGCGGAAATCGAACGGGAAGACCAAATGAAACGCCGCGACGCCTTCCTCTTCCCGCCCATCCCCGCCGACCGGCCACCAGTCCCACCCTCCACCGGCCCCATCCCACAACCGCCCCCACCGCTCACCGAACCGCCCGCAACCCCCAACGAACCCTCCCCGCCATGAGCGACTACCCCCGCGAAGGCGCCCACCACGAACACCCCGACGACGAAACCACCTACCGGCCAGCCCGCCCCCGCACCCCAGCCGCCAAAGGCCGAGTCGAACCCCGCCGGCAGATGGACCTCGAACTCCAAAACCGGCTCGGCCAACTCGCCGACGACTACGACAGCCTCAAACGATCCCACCACGACATGACCGACCGGCTCATGGAAATCCGCCGCGCGCTCTGGGGCCCCGAAGACGACCGTCAACGAGCCGTCGAACCCGGCATGGTCCAAATCGTCTACGAACTCTCCGAAGCGTCGAAACGCCGAGCCGCGATCAGCGGAGCCCTGAAAGTCGGCATCACCACCATCGGCGTCGGCAACCTCATCTTCATCATCACCATCATCGTGCGCCTCCTCACCGGCCAGGACCCCCTCCCATGACCGACAACCTCCCACGCACCCCCCTCGACGTCACCCACCACCGCGAACCCACCCGCCACCGCAACAGAGTCTTCGACCGGCAGATCCAATTCGACGCCCGCTCCCTCGACTACGGCATCCGCCAGCTGCTCGAGGACCACAAGCTCACCCACCCCCGCTCCTACACCTGGGGCACCACCGTCATCACCGACCAAGGCTCCGAAGGCGCATGCGTTGGCCACGCCGTCGCAGGCGAGCTTGCCGCCCGCCCCAAAGAAATCCCCGGCATCACCAACGACGTCGCGTTCCAGATCTACAACGAAGCCAAACGGCTCGACCCCTGGGAAGGCGAGAACTACGACGGCACCAGCGTCCTCGCAGGCGTCAAAGCCGCCCAGGCTCGAGGGCACCTCTCCCAGTACCGGTGGGCGTTCAACACCGACGACCTCGCCATCAGCGTGTCACGCCACGGCCCCGCGATCCTCGGCATCCCCTGGCTCGCCGGCATGTACGAACCCACCCTCGGCGACGACAACCGCTACTGGATCAACGCGACCGGCCCCGTCGTCGGCGGCCACGCCATCCTCGCCGTCGGCTACCACGTCGCCTCCCGCGCGTTCTGCCTGCAGAACAGCTGGGGGAGAGGCTGGGGCCGCGACGGCCGCGCCTGGATCAACCACGACATCCTCGGTGTCCTCCTCGCCGACATGGGCGAAGCCGTCATCCCCATCAAACGCTAGGCACACCACATGAGCGCAGGCGGCTGGACCCTCGCCCTCGTCATCGCAACCACCCTCGGCACCCTCGCGTTCCTCCTCGAGGCGTTCAAGCGGGGAGTCAACGAAAACCGCCGCCCCCGCGAACCCTTACGCAAAGGCTTCGGCCTCGGCCTCGCCCTCCTCGCCCTGTTCCTCATCACCTGGGCCGCGCACGGGATCGCCGAATGGCAGACCTACACCGATCAACAAGCAACCCACGGCGAACCAACGAACGTCGGCGACTTCACCTCAGAATTCGCGACCGCCACCCTCGAAAACTGGCAGTCAGAGTTCCTGCAATTATTTGCGTTCGTGACGCTGTCGGCCGTCTACCTCCACCGGGGCAGCGCCGAAAGCAAAGACACCGACGAAGAGACGGCCGCCAAGCTCGAGGCGATGGACGTCAGCCTCGCCGACATGGAAGAAAAACTCGACCTCCTACGCGCCCACTTCGCGCACGCCTACCCCGGCTGGCAAGGCCCCGCAGGCCCACCACCCGACCTCGCCTAACGCAACAACGACACGACCCACCACACCGCTGGCGCCGCCAACAACGCCACCGCCAACACCCCCCGATTCACACGGCCGGTCACGCCGCCGCCAACAACTCGTCCAACCGGCTCACCGCCGGCAACGAACCGTGCCGCGCCAACCCCTCCCGCAAAAACCGCACCTTCTGCCACCCCTGCCCGTAGGCGACCGCCCCGGCCTGCTCCGCGGCCTCCACCGCGAACCCCGCCGCCGCATCCACCTCACGCAACCCCAGCAGACACGCCGCCGCCCCAGCAGCCGCGTTCGCCCGCCGCTTCCCGAACCCCCTCACCGACCCCAGCCGTTCCAACTCCTTCAGGAACAGATCCAACGCCTCACGCACCCGACCCAGCCGGAACAACCCCGCCGCGTCATACGTCGCCAGCAGCCCCGCCATCGTCGAGAACCGCCCCGCCGCCGTGAACACCCCCGACGCCGACAGATCAACCGGCGCACCCTCCCACTCCCGCGCCGAATCCATCTGCTCGAAAAACACCCCACCCGACCCGTCCGCAGCCGCCAACGTCGCATACCGAGCCGCCGCCCACGCACGCAACCGCGCGTCCGCGCCCGACCCCGCCAGCAACCCCACCGCCCCCTCCGCGAGATCCAACGCCAACCGCAGGCTCCGAGGCCGAGGGCACGCCGGATGGGTGTTCACCAACGTCTCCGCACGCGACATCAACGCCGCGCCCTGCAACACCCCATCACTCGCCTCACCCGCCGCCCCCGCAGCCAACACAAAATCCCGGTCCGCAGACGCCCGGTGCCCCGCAGCGAACGACAACCACCCGTTGAACGCGACCGCCTCCGCGAACAGCCCCGTCGCCCGCGCCCGAGCCGCAGCCGTCACCGCACCGTTCGACAACGACCTGCGGACCCGCACGACATGCCCGCCGACCAGATCCGTCAGCTCCGGCAGCGGTGTCAGGTCATAACGAGCGGCGAGCGCTGTCGCCACCCTCGCGTGCTCGTCCAACGGCACCCGCGCAGCCGCCGTCAAGCTCCCCAACAGATCCGCCGGCATCCCAGCAACCCCCGCAGCCGAAGCCGCGACCGCCAAAAACTCTCGCCGATGCACGCCGTCCCCCCCGTCCTCGAGCGCGGCCAGCATCCCCCGGGCCGCGTCCAGCCGGACCGTAGCATCACGCAACGCCGCAACCACAGCACCCGCCGCCGACAACCCACCCGCCACCAGAACCGCCTCGTCCAACGCCGCGCGGACATCCGCCAGACACGACACCACCCGGCTCTGCTGCGTCCCCAAAACAGCCGCCTTCCCCCGAAACGACGGAAAGGCGCAGCGTAGTGGCCTATGCGCCCCATGTAAACGGACGCGGACCGCTGTCACCGTCTGTCAAAGAGAGACGCCCATGACCAACCGAACGCTCCGGCTCCTCCTCGCGATACTGGCGGTCCTCGCGATCATCTGGCTCGCCATCATGATCAGCCAGAACATGAACGCCGAAGTTCAGGACGCCCGCCGAACCCCGCCGCATCCCAGCTGGACAGGCTGACCCGGGTCAACGATTCTCGGAAACTAAATATCAAAACGCGAAGCGGGGGGCCACCGGCCCCCCGCTTTCCTCATGCCCCCTGCAGGCTCACCCATCCTCCCCGAACAGCCAGCCCACCTCCACCACCACATCAGGAAACGCCCCGGGCGACACCACAGCATCCCCATGGCACAGCACCGGCCTGCTACCCACCCGATGCACCTCCAACAAACCCCCAGCCACATCCACAATCCACACCTCAGGCACCCCCGCCTGCAAATACAGCGGCACCTTCACCCGCCGGTCACCCTCCACCGTCGAATCGGAAACCTCGACCACCAACAGCGCATCCGCCGCCGACGGCACCCCTCCCCAATAGCGGTCCTCCCGCCACCGCGCGACCAACAGATCCGGCTGCGGTTCGGACGCCAGATCGGAGATCGTCACCGGCCCCTGCGACTGCACCCACGCCCGCTCCTCGAGCAGCAAGTGCGCGAACACCGCCGACAACTGCGACGTCACCGTGTTGTGCTTCCGGCCGATAGGTGCCATATCAATGATGTCCCCGTCTATCAACTCCACCCGGTCGTCCTCACCGAACCGCTCACGAAACTCCTCGACCGTGAACCGATGCCGAGCAAGATCACCAGCCCTCACCGCCATCACGCCACCCCCCTTGATCAACGATTTTTTGACAGACAATTTCAAAACGTCACATGCGCCATCGCGCCCCGCCCAGCCCAAACCGGACAAGGCCGGGCAAGCTGGACAAAGCTCCCCGAGCCTGGGGCAATGCTCACTCGCTCCCCCCCACCGCGAACGCCGCAAGGATGTCCGCGATCTCACCCTCACCCGCCGCCGACACCGGATGCGGCTCCGACTCCCCACCATCATCAGGACCGAACCAGAAATCCCCCACATCACCCAACGCCCGATGCGGCGCACGAAACGGATACCGATGCGGCTCCTGCCGCACCTCACCACGCCGGTCCACGAACCACCCGGACCCAGCCACCACCGACCCCGCAAAGATCGTCGCGCAGCCCCCACCAGTGTGCTCCACACGCGCGTCAGACAGCCCGTGCCGCTCCCTAAGCAACCGGGCCACCTCATCCAGGCTGAACACCTGACGCTCGCCCTCCTCGACCATCACGCCACCTCCTCACTCGACTTCGCTGTGTGCGTCGCCCAATGCGCGTACACCTCAGGCGACAACTTCGTCGTCCACTGCCGGATCTCCACACCGCACCCCGGATACGGGCACCGCACATGCGTGAACCCGGGCTCCACCCACGCCCAATAAGGAATCCCGAAACTCATCCCGCCACCTCCTCATCAGCCCGCTCACGAACCACTCCCGCTGGCCCACCGCCATAAGCCTGCCAACACCCTTGGCACCACCACTCGCCGTACTCGTGGTCATGGAAATCCACCGGCTCGTGCGACGCCCCTGAGCCGTTCTCGCACGGCCCCGGCTCACTGCCGCATTCGCAGACTCGCCGCCGCCCGCTCATCCCGCCACCTTCTCTCCCGCGAGCACACGGCCCGTCTCAGCCGCCCACGCAACAATCGTCCTCCGATACCAAACCGGCGTCGTGGACACCATCCAATCCGGCTCAGGCAACCGCCCCCGCTTCCGCCACATCCGCGGCGTGTTCAACTCCACACCAAACATCTCCGCGATCTCCATCAACCCCACAAGATCAGGCTTGCCCGCCACACCAACCACCTCCTCGTTTCGACCACCGGCCGCTGTAACCACCAAGGCTACAGCAGTCACCCCGCCCGCACCACCCGACCCCGACTCACCTGCTCCTCGAGGACACCGAACCGCACCGCCGCGTCCCGCAACGCCGCATCCCACGCCGCCGCCCCGCACGACGCGAACACCGCGACCTCGACCACCCGCTCCACCGCCTCGATCGTCACCAGCCACCGAACCATGTTCCCGCCCCTTCCCGCCAACCGAACCGTACCCCTCAATGGTACAGGCGGGATGAGGGAACCTCAACCGAACCGCACAAAGAAAAAGACCCCCGCCACAACGGCGAGGGCCCCTTCCGCTCCCATCCCTACTGCGGTCGCACAACCCTGACCGGACGCTGGAACGGAGCACGAACCACGCTCGTCAGTTCAATGTCACCCTCGTCCACCGTGAACTCGTGCTCCCCGTACTCCACGTTCGCCCGCCACGCCGCATCCTCATCATCCGCAGCCTCAATAAAGAAATGCTTCACAGTCGTCTCACGCACCTCAACCCGATACCGCATCACAACCAACCCGCCTTCCCCCCCCCCTACGCCGGGGGGTGATAGTTGCCGTCATCATCAACACTGCCGAAGTAATGACTGGACATCTCGCTCGGATTCTTGAACTTCCGCCCGGGCCGCGGCGGCGACACCCGATACCACTCCACCACCCGCTCCAAATCAAACACCTTCACACCCGACACCGAACCCGGCAACACAAACGCCTCCAGATAACCCTTCCGCCGCCACCCCTTCACCGTCTCCAAATGCACACCCAACTCCGCAGCAATCTCACGCACACCCGCCACCGTCGGATACACCCGCTCCACCATCACTCACCCACCCTGACCCACGGCACCCGCGTGCCCTTCGCGACCGCCCACCACTCATACGCCAAATCATCCAACGACATCGTGAACAGATCATTGTGCGTCACCATCAACGCCTCGAACTCCTCATCCTCCGCACACTCATTCGCCAACGCAATGAACGCGCTTCCGACCTCCGTCAACAACGCCTCCTGCCGCTCCGACAACTGCTTGTTCAACAACCCAGCAGAAACAGAAATCAGCCGGTCCTCATCATCCAACCGCACCGCCGCCTCGATCCCGCGGACCCCCGCGTTGCTGTAACTCACCAGCACACCCGTCGACTCCTCGAGGACACGCCCGCCGCAGTCCACATCATCGGTCAGCACCACCCGCGACCCCACCGGCACCGCGTCCCGCACCCGGTAGCTCCGCGCCCGCACCGCCCGCAACCACTCGCCCGCCTCCATCTTCCGCATACTCGCCCTCCTCGACCGCCACAACGCTCAACACAACCTCCGAGTTGTCCACCCAATCCACAGGCACATCCAAATCCTCGTCCTGAGCCAAACGGAAAGCCGCCAACTCATCCGTCGCCTCCACATAAAACTTCTTCACGATCTCCTCCCGCACCCGAACCTCGAAACGCCTCACAGGAGCTGGCGCGAGATCCTGCGCCTCAACAATCTCCCGCGACTCCAACTCGCCCATCGCGAAACTCACCACCAACGCCTCATCAACGTCCGGCCCCGTGTCGAACCCCTCAGCATCCAACCCGAACTCGACCGGCACGATCTTGAACTCCGGCCCCGTCTCGGCCACCGCCGACGGCCCCTCACGCCAGCCGTAACCCATCAGCACGCTCACCCGCTCGAACTCGTACAGCGAGTCCACCTTCACCACCAGCCGACCGATCGCGTCCTCGTCCACCACAGCCCGCACCCCGTGCTGCTGGTCGAACAGTTCCACGACCTTGTCCAAATCGATCTTCATCGTCCCGCCTTCCCCGTCGAACCATTCATCAGCCAATCCATCTCCCGCTTCACCAGCCGGGTGACCGCCAACCTCGCCGCCCGCCGCGACTCATGCCGACTCACCACCCGCGACCCCTTGCACACCCACCAGCAGTCATCCTCAGCCCCCCGCAACTCCACCCGGTACTCACCACGGACAGTGGCCTCCAGGCTCTCCCGCTGCGCCTCCGTGAAGTTCATCGCCCCGCCTTCCCCGTCGAACCCTGACCCCTTAAAGGTACACCAGCGGCTCGGCAACCGCAACCTGACAGGTTAAAGAAAAGACCCCCGGAGGGAACACCCCCGGGGGCCACACCACCCGCTCCCTCAGCCACCCGCCAAACGAGGAGGGCCGTCAACAAACCCCTCCGGCAAATCCCAATAGCAAGCCTTGCAGATCAACACCACCTCACCGACCCCCGTATTGTCATACTCAGCGAACGAACCACAACAAGGAGTAACCCGCCACGGACCCCCCTCCACATCCGTCCGATACGGCCACCCATCCAAATCAACCGGCAACCCCGCCACACCAGCCACTCACATCACCTCCCGACGATCCGCCGTGAACCTCCACGAACTCAACTTCACCAACATCGGCACCTGCGCCCGCGTCATCCGCTCCATCACACGGAAACAAACACTCACCCCCGCACCCGTCACCGCGGCCATATCCTCCGGTGTCACCACACCGCCCCGCCCACGCGCGTGATACAAAATCTTCTCCTCCAACCCCTGCGCCTTCGTGCTCCCCGCCATCACACCCACCTCCGAAAACAAGATCAACGATTCTCGCAGAAAAAAACCCAAACCGTCGCTACTCCCGAAACGGCTCCCCACCCGGACCAACCGACCGATACGACTCCAACCCCTCGAACTCCTCCCCACCACACAGATCACACTCGAACCCATCCCAATCGGTCACAACCAACCCAAGCTGGTCATCGTTGTAATCATCCGCATACCACGCACCCGACTCCACAATGTGACGGCGGCACTCAGACCACTCCTGATGCTGCCACTCCACCCCCACAGCATCGACCGGCACCCGCCCCGCCCGACAGTCGTTCGTGCTCACAAACCGCGCCGTCACGAGCGCACCTCCCGCACCTTCTCGACCAGCCCGCTCGGCAGTTCCCGCTCGACGGTGATGACCTCATCCACCAGCCCGTCGCTCTCCTCGAACCCGTACGCCCAACTCACCAGCACCCCCCTGTACGTGTCGACGTACACCCCGTCTCCTCGGCAACGTCCATCACGCATCCACCTCGATCTCGGCGATGTCCTCGAACGGCACGCAGATCTCCAACGTCCCGCTCACCCACAAGCACGCCCCGGCAACCGAGTCCTCCCCGAACAGGAAGTTCCCCTCCCCATCGGTGACCGCCCGGGCAACCCCCTCGATCCCGTTGCCAACCCGCGTGGTGATCCCCACCCACCCCTGCCGCTCGGCCGCGCCCACCGCAGCCGCGAACCGCCGCAGGTCGGAGAGGGTCACCGCCCTACCCGCCAGTTCCACATCCGCCACCGTGCTACCTCCCGTCGATCCCGTCTGACCCCACCGATGGTACAGGCAGGGGAGTCGGCCCGCCACCCGCACCCCACAACAACCTTGTTCAGATCGGTTGCGGATACCGCCACCCGTGTGTACCCTTCAAAGGGACAGCAAGCAGCGGGCCACGAAAGGCGGGCACCATGGCAACCACCACCGACAAAGACGCCGTCTACAAGATCGTCTCCGAACAACTCCTCCAGCTCCTCGAAGGCGGGCACATCCCCTGGGACAAGCCCTGGGACGCCAGCGCCGGCATGCCGGCGAGCATGTCCACCAACAAGCCCTACCGCGGCATCAACGTCTTCCTCCTCGGCATGGAAGCCCAGATCAAGGGCTACACCTCACCCTGGTGGGCCACCTTCAACAAGATCAAGGAACTCGGCGGCGCCGTCCGCAAGGGCGAGAAGGGCACCCTCGTCATCTTCTGGAAGATCAACAAGAAGACCGTCCGCAACGCCGCAGGCGAGCGCGAGGAGCAGGTCTACCCCCTCCTCCGCTACTACAAGGTCTTCAACGCCGACCAGTGCGATGGGCTCCCTGACCGTTACACCCAGCCAGCCGCCACCCGCGACAACGCCACCATCGACGCCGCGCAAACCATCCTCGACAACTACACCGCCACCCTCGCCAGCGTCGCCCACGGCGGCGACCAGGCTTACTACATCCCCACGAAGGACCACATCCAGATGCCCGACCGGCGCACCTTCATCGACGCCGAAAGCTACTACTCCACCTTCTTCCACGAGGCCACCCACTCCACCGGGCACACCTCCCGCCTCCACCGCGACGGACTCATCGAGAGCCACCGCTTCGGAGACGAGTGGTACGCCCGCGAGGAACTCGTGGCCGAATTCGGCGCGGCCATGCTCTGCGGCATCGCAGGCGTCGAGAAGGCCACCATCCGCCGCAGCGCCGCCTACCTCCAAAACTGGATCACCGTCCTCAAGAGCGACGTCCGGCTCGCGGTCAACGCCGCCGCCGCCGCGCAGAAGGCCGCGGACCTCATCCTCGCCGCCTCCGACACCCCGGGGGAGCAGGACACCGGGCAGGACACCGCCGCGGAACTCGCCACCGTCTGACCGGCGCCCGCCCTCGACCCCCCGGGAAACCCCGGGGGGTTTTTCGCGTCCCCGGGGGTGAAACACCGGGAAGATTTTCCGTCACCCCGGGGGTAAAACACCGGGAAGAAAACCAACGATTTTCGCAGAAAAAAAATCAGAACAACGATTCTGACAGAGAAAAAACCAAAATGTGACAGATCAACGATTTTCTGGCAGAAAAACTCAAAATCCGACAGAAAACGCAAACCGCCACAGCCACCGCGAACCCGGCAAACCCACCCAAACCCGGACACACCAGGGCAAGCCGGGACAAAGCTGGCCGCACCCACCCCAGCCGGGGCAAGCCCCGCCAACCCGGACACACAGGGCCGCCCACGCAAACCGGACACAGCAACGCACACCACGCCGAACGCCGGCAAGCCGGCACAAAGCTGAACCGACCGCCCACAACCACCCGGCCCGACCGAACCGACCAAACCGGACACCCCCGGGGACACCTTCCCCGGGCCCCCAACCTACCCCCCGGGAACCGCAGAAACACTATCCATATAGGTTGAGGTTGAGGGGCTACGCGCGTACCATTGAGGGGTACGGCTTAGGACTAGCGGATAGGTGGGCACCATGGCACGCGGACCGATCAAGCCAACATACGTAGCGGGAGATGCCCGGGGGACATTCGAGGCTACGTCAATGGCCACGCTACCCGGGGACTTCACTACCGCGATTGAGCGGCACGTAGCCGATCACTTCGGTGGTTTCACTCACCACGATGCAATCGTGAACCTACGCGCCCTGTACGCCCTGGCCACGCCTCAGCAACGTCGCACGGGGCGTAGGTGGTACCGGGTGGCCCGGGAGGCGTGCCGAGCCATCGCACACGCGCACGGCTTCACACTCCGGCAAGTAGTCGGCATCACCGCCGCACTAAGCCCACAACACTCCTGGCCCTCCAATATCGCGGCCGCGGCCTATGTTGCCCGTATCCTTGCGGAAGACCCGGTAATCGAGCTTCCGTCCGAATTGGTCGAAGAGCGGTATGAAGAGTCAGATGGGGTGCTCATCCCAGTTGGCAGCCGGTTGTCCGAAATGACCACACTCGAGGCAGCTTGGGCGATAATGACCAAGCAGAAGTTTGATGGCGGTATCCGCAATTCTGAGGGGAAAAAAGTCACTTTCTCCTGTGGGTCCGGCGCGGTCGCGCGTGCCATCATGATTGCCCGGGGAGCGGAACCGGACAATGTGCTCGGAGGGCACAAAGTCAGGTCATTCTTCAACAACATCCTATACCCCACAAAAAACTTCGACGTGACATTCGACACACATGCCCTCTCTGCGTCAACCCTCACCAAGATCCCATCTGTGTCCGAAACGGGCAAGAAGCTCAATGGGAAGACTCCGCAACTAGCGGAAGTAAACGCCTATGGCCCCTATTCGTTCTGGGCTGATGCATATCGGACAGTAGCCGCAGAGGTCGGAATGCGGCCACATGAGTTTCAAGCCACCATTTGGATCGTTTGGAAGAACTTCAGCGATACGCTCAAGCTCCGCGCCGGCGACAAGCTGGACATCGCGACCAAAGCTCGCGTAACCGTCGCATAGGGCCAAACGGACATCGGGCCCCGGGGGATGCCCGGGGCCCATTTACGTTAACCGCATAGGTTGAGATATCCCGGCCTAGGGTGTACCATTAGAGGGTACGGCGGACTAGCGATCGGGGGGCACCATGGACACTGACGACACTATCACCCGGGCGGCAGAACTCGGCTACCACGACGGCATCGACGCGGCCAACCTAGTGGAACTCGATGGCATAACAGCACGCGCAATCCTCGGCGCCTATTTCTACGGAAACCAGGCAATTCTCGACACCTACCACCCGCGTCGACCCTATTCCGGTGAGAAGGCAGACGACTACACGCCCGCCGACCTCGCCCGACGTGTCCTAATCACCCCACACGACGACCTCGACGCCGTTTGCGAGGCTTACGAGGTCGAGTTCTATGAAGGGTTTTGGTCCGAACTGTACTGCCGCTGCGAAAACGTAATGGAAGAAACGGACAATCAGGTGATCTGGTAACAATGGACGCATTCATCGCAATCCTCGTCTGGCTACTCCAACTCCTCAACCCGGCCCAAGGCGACGCTATCCGCGAACTAACCCCTCCGGGCTTTACGATCGAAGAGGACGGATCCGGCACTTTTTCCGCATACCACGAAATCGGACAGGAGTAGCAAATGTTCATAGACCTGGGCAACAGCGCAGTTCTCGCCACCAACCGGCCCGGAGCCACCTATATGGAACTTATCAGCCTCAACGCGGGCAACGACCGCAATGGGAACCCACGTCGCGTATACGTCCTACTGGGCAACGGCCACGTCAAGGGCGTATGGAATGAAGGGTACGCAGGTATCCAAGCGGTCCCCTCGGACATTCGCGACGGACACCCCTTTCCCCCATCATTCCGCACAACTCCGGCGCAATACCGCGAACTCCTCAAGTGGGCCAAGCAGAACATGCCGCCCAACAGCTAACAAATCGGACACAGCGCACAAGCCCCCGCAAAGCGGGGGCTTTCGCATGTACGGGGTAAATCGGGCGGGCACCCCCCGGGTCGGCGAACGCCGCGGAACGGACAATGGGAACTTGCGGGGCCCAGCCCGCGTAGGGTATGCTTGGGGCGAAACGGACATGAGGGGTGGGGCGGGCAAAAAGGAAATTTTGCCACGCCGGAC